TACCCCTCCTATATGTTAATGTCGCTTCGCTCCGGTCGCTTCGCTCCGTAAAAAGTGAGATGTTCGCTCTTATCTCTGCGGTGCTTTCAGCTCCTCGAGCCGCTCCATCTTATGCTTAAGCGTCCTTGAAAAAGAACTCTGTGTTAAGCTTAACTGCAGCAAGTGCAGTGGAAGTATTCACTGAAGGGTGTGCGCTGAAGGCTACAGCGTGACAACAGTAGTCAAAATATTTACCGTTATCGGTTACATCATTCTCGTAGAGATACTGTTTAATCTTGTTCATAGGTATCCAGATAGTTCTGGTCTTGAAAGCAGGTGTGGCGTCAATAGCTGACCCGGCATTCCAGTGTGTAAAGTAGTTTCTCAAATTGAGTTTGAATGACCTAATCACATTATGTGTGCGTCTCTGGACTGGTGCTAACATGGTGTTAGAGCTAATCAATCGGAGGAAATCATTAGATGTATTCACATTGCTATGATGCGTGGAGCATACCCAGAATTTAACCCAAATGTCACCATTGAGGAGACCGGTTGCTGCGGCAGGTTGCTCTTGGTTGATTTCAATATAAAGTTTAATCCCTACAGGTTGGACACTAATCCCTACACGATTTCCAGAGGTTGCTCCGGAGTCAGTTCCTTGAGATGTCTGTAGCAATTGGCTAGCTACTAGTCGTGGAACATTGTGTGACAATATCATACCAGAGGTGGAGTATGAGGTGATTCGGGATTTCGTTTCGACATTACTGCGGAGGACTTTGCGTGCGATGTTATACATGCTACTAGCAGTTGGCTTACGGCGCATAGTGCGCTTCTTATAAGGTCGGCGCATAGTCGAACGGGGTTTCCTAACATAAGGCATTTATGTATAGGTGAGAAAAAAAATCTATTCAAATTTACGAATCTCGTCAAGACGACGGATTAATTGATTTACATCTTCGCGGGATTCAAACATTTCATCTGGTGCATAACACGAGGTTATATATATATCAGTCGCCAGAAACTGTCGGCTACCGCCTTTACATTCAACCATGAATGCGTATCTGTCCAACATCCTTAAAAGCTCATGGAATTTCATGAAATCCTTTCGCATGTCGTCTATAATCACATGGGTATGAGCATCATACCCTTCAAACCATTTACCTGTGCTCATAGCTACATATGGGTCATGTTCGTCGCATTCTTCGTATGCTGTTTTGGACTTTCCAGTCCCTGTTGCCCCATAATACCATCTTACAGTTGGTTTCCAATTTCTTTTTTTCTCAAAGTATTTAAGATGAATCTCCGCCATGCGGACGGACTGTATGCTGGTCGCAGTGGAAACAACATCTCGTATATTCCCACCGGAAGTTAGGATGTCCCTAACATTTTCAATATCACTTCGTTTCCCTTGTTTAGGTGGAGTTCCATATTCATAGACATCTCCGTCTTTTTTGCAATACCTAGCAGAACCAGGTTCGCTAATCGTGGGTTTGTAATTAGCACGATTGAAAGGTACAACCTTTTTCAATGCTTTAAAACTGCGTGGTGATGTAAAAATTATACATCCCTGTAAATGAGGTGTCCCAGTGGTGGGAGCAATCTCTTTACCAAAAATTAAATACTTAACGCCACGATTTATAGGTTCGCACATGCTCGTAAGAGCAAAGACCTCATCATCAGTGTAATTGTTAAGAGTAAATGAATAGGAACGATGTTTATCGCTCATTGTTTGTTCTATATAGAGATAATAATTTAATCTTTAAATACTTTTTGTTCGTTCCAATTTCTGGAACAGAAGTTTTGGAACATAAGTCGGGGGTAATACTA